ACAGACTCTACTAGCAAATCTGAGACTACAGTAAAGTCTCCACCACCTTCTGCTATCTCTCCTAATATCACAACAATTAACAATAAGAACTGCTCTACTGGTGTATCTGGAGCAACTCAGACTCAGATCCTTGGTATCTCTTTTGGAGCTACTGTTAAGGATGCTAACTGCGAGATGATAGTTAAAGCTGAGTCATTGTTTATGATGCAGATGAAAACTGCTGCTGTATCTGTGATGTGCCAAGACTCTGCTATCTGGTGGGGTATGTGGGATGCTGGTACTTATTGCCCTGTGGATGGAATGGTAGGGGTTCAAGCTAAAGATTACTGGCTTGCTAACCCTAAGATGATTCCAGACCGACCTAAGATTAAATGAAGTGGCTGCTGTCACTAATTGTCGGTACTTGTTTATATCTACCGACATTAAGTCACACACAAGTCATTCAACATCAAATATCGGATGATGGATATGTCAGAGTTCCACTTCAATTTGCATTTCCTTACTATGGTCGTGTGTTTACTGAATCTTATATGTTCAGCAATGGTGTTGTTGGCTTCCTCAATCCGACAAATAGTTGGTGCTGTTCAGGATTTGACCTAAGAAATAACAATGGCACTCCATTTAGTTTTGCCATCATGCCTTTGCAGACTGATCTTCTTAATTACTCAGGTCGGTTCTTAACTGAAGGCACACCCCAATATCAGCGATATGTCTGGGAAAATATCTCAGAGTTTGGTATTCCTGAGAATCTAAATACCTTTGGGGTAGAGATTAAGCCTAGTGGCTATATCGGTATGCACTATGAAAAGGTGAATATCAGCCCTAACAGAACTATCACAATGGGAATGACTGGTGATGTCGGTGAATATACTCAGTATTATCATGGAGTAGGGTTCACTACAGACACACCTTTTAGCTATATAACAGGATCTACTGGTGACCCTTGTGTGCTTAATCCTTTACACAGTTCTAGTTGTACAGGATACCAAGAAGCCTATCTATCTCAACAATGCTCTATAAGCTCTCTATACAGCCCACAATGCCCTAATTATGAGCAAGCATACCTAGAGCAACAATGCTCATTAAATACCTTGTATAGCACTTCTTGTCAGGGATATGAGCAAGCCTACTTTAATAACCAATGCAGTATTAATGCACTCTTTAATAAAGATTGTGTAGGATATGAAGCAGCTTACTTCAATCAGCAATGCGGTATATCGCAACTGTATAGCGCAAGCTGTCCTAATTATGCACAGGCTTATTTTTCAGAACAATGCAGACTAAATCCTCTGTATGACAGAACCTGTAGCGGATATGCTCAAGCCTATGCTTTAGCCAATGTCATTGCTCCTAGCGCACCTGCAACTGTGGTTATTGCAAGCGAGCCACAGGTAGTCGCAGATCCTGTAGTAAACCAAACTATCTCAACTCCTTCTCCTACAAGCCAAACTAGTCCTACTAGTGTTATCGCTCGACAAACTGCTTCTAGTCAGGCAACTAGTCAGCTAACTAGTCAGACTGAGAAGAAAGAGGAGAAAAAAGAGGAAAAGAAGGAAGATAGGAAAGAACAGCCAAAAGCACAGATTAAAGCACCCATTAAAGCACCAGAAGTAGGAGTTGTAGATAGACCAATTCCTCAATCACCTCAGATTGTGGATTTGTTGTACCTACAGATTGTCAAGAAACCTATACAGGACAATGGCAAGGCTTTTTACTTCTTAACAAAAAACAGTCAAATTAAGCATGAGGAAATGGTAGATGGACAATATAGAAAAAGAGATTAGTGTTGCTGGCTTTAGTTTTAAACTAACTAATAAGCTAATGGTAATGATTATCACTATTGCACCTGTGGTCGGTGGAGCATTTTGGGGTGCTTTCGAGTTCTATAACGACTATATGAGTATGCGCTCTGCCATTAAGAACTATGTCAGTCCTGACTTTACCGAGTATGACAAGAAGCTAGCATTGATGGAAGAATCCACAGCCAAGGTCAATGATTACACCAGAGACATCAAGAATGATATTAAGAATGATGTCCGCAGACTTGAGAAGGTAGTCGAACAGGTCGAGAGAGATGGCAAGCAACTTTCTAGAGAAGTAGACAAAGATTTGCGAGAGATGCGAAAAGAAGTAGATAACAAGATTAAGCGAGCTTTAGATAACCCATTAGCAAACTAGGAGTAAGTATGTTTTCATTGATTTCAACAATAGGCGGTTTATTAGTATCAGGACTGCCAAGTCTATTAGGATTCTTCCAAGACAAGTCTGACAAGAAGCATGAGTTAGAACTAGCTCAGATGCAGACTGACAGAGAATTACAGATGATGGAGCGAGGCTTCTTAGCCCAAGCAAAAGTCGAAGAAATCCGCACAGATCAAGTAATGATGCAGACTGATGCAGAAATGACTAAGGCTGCCTATGCGCATGATGCTAAAGTCCTAGAGAAAGCTGCTCCTTGGGCTTCTACCTTTGTAGCCACAGTTAGACCTGTAGTGACCTATTTGTTTGTTGCAGAGCTATTCCTTATCAATATCGGTATGGGTGTTTACTTATTTAATCATGGTCTTTTGATTACCAATGTCGATGACTTTATTAAAGCTACAGACATGATTTTCAGCGAAGATGAGATGGCTATGCTTGGTGCTATTATTGGCTACTGGTTTGGATCTAGAGGCTGGTCTAAGAAATGAAAATAAGTGATAAATGCTTAAAAATGATTAAGCATCACGAAGGGGTCAGGACTAAGCCATATCAATGTCCTGCTCTCCTCTGGACTGTTGGTGTCGGTCATGTCATCGATCCTAACCATGCCAGAGTGCCTATTGCTGATAGAAAGTCTCTGCCTATCCCTAGTGGATGGGACAGGACTCTATCAATGGATGAGGTAGATGATATTCTCCAAAAAGACCTAGCTCGCTTTGTGGCTGGTGTTCTTAGGTTATGTCCAGAGACAGTTAATAACCAAAATCATCTAGATGCTTTAGTATCATTCTCATTCAATGTCGGTTTAGGCAATTTACAGAAATCTCAGGTTCGCATGAAATACAACCGAGGTGATTTTGATGGTGCTATGGATGAGCTTTTGACATGGAATAAAGCTGGTGGTAAAGTCCTCAAGGGATTAGATAGCCGAAGAAAAGATGAGAAAGCCTTATTTTTGTCATAATTAACTAGGATACTAGGCAGATGAAATTAGTAACTCCACAAACTGTTCAAGCAGTATATGAGATGTTGATTTGTCTGCCACCTTTTAATCGGTGGAATCTACCACCATCTAAACAAGTAGGATTTGAAGTTCATAAAGATCCTACCTGCTTGGGTGAATACGAGCCAGAACCCCATGTCATCAGGATCTCTGAGGCTAAGAATGGGCATCTGGATACTGTTGTAAAAACCGTAGCCCATGAAATTATCCATATGAGGCTATATCTGAAGGGTAGCAAGAGCTGGGACAAGCATGACAACCAGTTCAATGAGTTATCGCATAAGATTGCTATTACTTTAGGATTTGACCCCAAGGAACTGTAATGGTTAAGGCATCTTGTAATGAAGTAGAGTTTATAAGATTATTCAAAGAGCTTGGTTCTCCTCAAGCGGTCGCTGATTATCTTGGTGTTACTGTTAGGAATGTCTATCGCAGAAGAGGCGATTTAGCTGCAAAAGGCATTGTTTTAGAAACCACAAATCCTAGTGGCAATACAGTCAAGTATGACAAAGAAGGTCTAAAGCAAAAGCTAGAAGATAGAATTGGACAAGCTCATCACAATGTCCGCAGAGGCATAGCAATGGAAAAGGGAAGAGTCATTGTTTTTAGTGATGCCCATATTATTCCTGATTACAACACTACTGCATCAAGAGCTTTGATTGAGTGCATTAAAGAGTTCAAGCCAGAGGTCATTGTTTGTAATGGTGATGCCTTTGATGGTCAGAGATTAAGCCGATTCCCAAGGGTAGGATTTGACCAAACATTCACAGTTAAAGAAGAACTAGATGCTTGTATTGAATATCTTGGTGAAGTAGAGAAAGCATCAACCTTCAAGTCTAATCTTATTTGGACTCTTGGCAACCATGATATGCGCTTTGAGTCTATGCTTGCTAACAGCTCGGCTCATAATTACGAAGGAATAAAAGGGTTTACCCTTAAAGACCACTTCCCATTGTGGCAGTCTTGTTGGTCATATTGGATCAATGACAATACACAGATTAAACACAGACATAAGGGCGGTTATAATGCTGGTCGAGCCAATGTCCAAGCAAGCTCTGTGCATACTGTTACAGGTCACACCCATGTCCTAACTGTTCATCCATTTACTACCTTAAACCCAGCATTTACTATGGGTACTATTTATGGTGTGCAAACTGGCTGCTTAGCCAATCCTTATGGTCAGCAGTTTAGCTATATGGAAGATTCAGCTAGAGACCACAGAAGCGGTTTTGCCATGCTTACCTATGAAAGAGGACAACTTCTACCACCTGAGTTAATTCAAGTCTGGGATGAGGGTGCTGGTGAAGTTACTTTCCGAGGGAAAATCTGGACTGTTTAACTTTATAGTCATGCAGAATAACTTTATAGTTGTGTAAATCCTCTAACGGACTAGGTGATTTGCATGAAACTTTAGTCAATATATAAATAGACTAACTATCCCAGCCAAATAAATAAGAACTGCTACAAGCTCCACCAAGAGCAAAGCATTGTCCCTGTATAGGTAGCCTTGGACTGTCCACAGAAAACTGCCTACAAGCCCAAATAATAGGTTTAAAGGGTATATATTGAGACTAGTCAGGGCTATACCTATCAAACACAGTATAGTTCCTGACCATCTAATCATTTCTGATTAGCCAAATACTCAGCCATTGTTTTTCTAATTGCTGCTCTGATTACTTCTAGTTCATCTTCTGATAGTGTGAAATCTTTTTCTAAAGTCATTTTTATTCCTTAAATTGAGGGTGAAATTATATATTGACATCACCAGTAAAGTCATCAGGGTAATTTAATATTTCTTTTGCTAATGAAGATTCAAACATTTTTATTTGTCTTATAACATCAATCATTGATTCACCAATAATGCTTGCTTCGCCATAAGCATAAGGCTTTTTATTTGTGTCATAAAACACTTCTGCTAATTGATAGCACTCACCTTCATCTGTTGTTCTTACAATTCTGTGATTCCAAGTCATCTAAATAAACTCCTTAAAAGTATTTCTGCTTCAATCACAGTATCTCTGTGTTGTTTTTTTACAACAAAACTACCGTTAGGCATCCTTGCTTGCAAAAGTTCATACAGTCTATCTGCCAAATCTACTGGATCAATAATCATGGTCTAAGCCTTTGGCAACTGTATGGAGTAACTCCTATACGAAACACTCCCATAATTGAACAGTCTTGAGCAATTGTGTAGTAAGCGCCAAGCCCACCAATACTATTCCCAATGACAAAAATAATAAATAAACCCAAGAGATTCCTTTTGATTTTTTCGAGCAATTGTTTGAGCATGAGCAATTTCTTCCTTGATTACAGTTTTGGTTACAGGTCATTTATACCTCTGCTATTGGATTAAACAACCAATGAGCAGCAAAGTCTGGTCTTACTGTGACCTTTGGTATTCTTCTCAATGGCTCTCTTGTTTTTAGCTTGTATCGTCTGTTGTATTCTTGCTGACCAAAAGGCAATGGCTTCTCTGCATCTGGTAAGTTACCAGTCTTGTAGTAAACAGTATAAGCACCTGCCTCGCTTCTAGTGTAGTGATCGATATAGACCTGTTTCTTGAAGCGCATCTCTGTCAAATACTTAGAGAATGACTTGAGGCTCAGATTAACTGAGTCTGCCATCTGGTGACAGTTCATTGGTTCTTTTTGCATCCTGAGTAATAAATACTGGATTCTCTTTTGTTTCATTTCTCTCTGACCCATATAAACCTTTCAAAACTGGGCTACTAACTAATGCTTTCACCCATTTTAGTTAGAAGGGAATGTCTTGCTCTACTGGTGCTGTTGTAGGGTTTTGTCCTACCTCTCGCTTCTCTAGGTCGGCAAAGTAAATCCAACCATCAAACCCAATGGGGAGTGCTTCAAGTTTTAGCATCTCACCTTTACCAGTTTCCAATAAAACACCTACATTGACATAGCGAGTTTTTTCTTCACCTTGCTTGTTTGTGTAAGTTCCTGATTTAGCTTTGAGTTGTTTCTTGACTGCCATCTTTTAAACCTTTCAATTTATTTACTGTTTCATTTACTTCATCTAAAAAAACTACTACTTCTTCTTCGAGCTTTGCAATATATTCATTATCTCGATTTACTCGGACAACAAACAACTGCAAATCCTCTGGAAGCCTTGGATCAAAAGACACAAAGTCACACCATTGGCGGTTCATCACAGCCATCTGAGTTTGCATCTGAGGAATATATTTAGTTGGTGCTTTACCACTCAATAGAGTAGAAAGATGAGTTTTAGAATTGGGACACTTAATTTCGATAAGCCCATCTTCTCCAATAACACCATCAGGAGAGCAGCCAAAATTAGCAATGGTAGGATGGTCAATAAACCCCAGCTCATCCACAAGATTAGATGACTGAGCTTCATAAGCCATTCTCGCTTGAGGTTCTGTATCTGTTCCCCATTGCATAGCTTCATTCTGATAGAACTCCTGTTGCTTGCCAGTAAGTCTTTCGAGAACTAGGTCTGTCAAATAATCTGATCTAGTGGCTGAGTCCTTCTTAGCCAAGACTGCTACAACCTTACTAGCAGTTACTTTGCCTAATCTGGCTGCGAACCATTCTTCTGTTCTTTGTTCCATTATCTACCCCCTAACCAAAGGATTGCACCTACAAAGGCTAACCCTGCTAAAAAACCTAATAAAAGGACAAGAATTATAGTAATCATTTTACTTCAGACATCTCTTGTAGAACAAGGGATAAATCATCTGCAAATTTGCTACAGTTCTTAGCTGTTTTATTTGCCATAGACCAGTCACCAACTAGGCAGTAATGGTGCAATACCTTTACTTCTGCCATTAGGTCAATCCAGATGCTCGAATAGTCTTTTGTGTCATCCATCTTCATTGCTCGTTTCTCCATGCTAAGTGTTTGTAAGTCTGCCATTTTTCTTGAAATCTTTTATCTTGACTAGGTGGAGTCCATCCTAATCTTTTTAGTGTTTCCACAATATTTGTCTTAGCTGCTGGAATATATGGCTTATCAATATTATCTAAGTGATTCATTTTTTCCTCGCTTTCATCATTGCATCTGCCATTGCATAAGCAATCTGAGCAATTCTTTCTTCAGAATACATATTGCAAAAATCTAACTTTTCGCCAATATATCTAGATTCATTGATGTAATCCTCTAATATTGCTGGCAATGCTTTAGCAGCAAAATAATCTCTTAAATTCATACCATCTTCCCAAACTTTATTTTGTGTGCTACTTGGAAATGCTTTCATGCTAACTGTGCCTTTCTATCTTCTTTTGCTTTGTTGATTCTGACTAGAGCTGCTTTGTCTTTGCTTGCTACCTTGTAGCCATGAGCAAAGTTCTTCTTGAGTTCATCCATATCCTTTGACAAGATAATCATTTCTTCTAGCTCGACAACATCAACTACTGGCTGGCTAGAGTCCAAGGCATCATGCTCAACAATCTCCATTGCTGTAACCCATAGGTATCTGCGAGTATATGTCTCTACAGCACCAAGGTTTTGAATTGGATGGCAACCCTTTAATTGAGCATCAGCCATTGGGCTAGTAATCTCAATCTTTGACCCATCATCAACAGACACAATTGTTAGTGTCGCTAATTCAGATCCAAAGCTAATAACACCACACAAACCTACTTTATCAAAGATGCTGTTGATAGTAGGCAAAAAGTCACCAAGCTCAAAATACTTGTAGCCAGCAAACTTATTGTGACCAGACTTAGTAAGCTCTGTGCCTTGTAGCTCAAGACGAGCCTTATTTAACTTTTGATAAACATTCATTTATTTCTCCTAAAAAACTTATTAACAAAACTGCGCCAACAAAAATATACTGCTGTAGACTTACACAATCCCGACATCCGTAGTCTGCGGTATTTGGTTATCATCTTTCATCCCATCTGGATCTGTTGTCAATCTCATAGTTAGCCCTGTCATTGGCATAACCTTCCATAACTTCTACTGTGTGATTCCAGACCCATCTGCCTAGAGTCTCAAAGTCTCTGTTCTCTAGCAACTCTTGGAGTCGCTCACCTTGCTCTTTGCTGGTCTGTTCCATAGCTTCTAAAAAGTTACTAACCTTGTTAGGGTTATATTCATCAGCCATAAAGTCATTAACTAGTTCTTCAAAAGTCATCATCTTCTCCTTAAATAAACAAAGCAAACATTGAACCGATAACTGCGCCTAAAACTGCTGCACCTAAAATATCTAACTTAGTAACTTTCATGGCTGCTCCTTATTTTTGAGAATCAAGAATTGCACGAACTTCTGCTTCATTCTTAGCTTCATAGTCACGACAAACTGGGAACTCATCACCATTTGATAAAACAGCAATCCAAGCACCACCAACTGTGGCACGAATTCTAGGATTGTATCTAGCTTCTTGTTTGTAAATTTCTTGAACTTGCATTTTGATTCTCCTAAACAATTAAACAATTAAACTTCAGTAATAGAGATAATGAACTAGAATACTTACACCAAACTTACAAATGAAAATTATTTTCTAGGTACTTTCCCTAATGCGAGCAAAAAGAGTTGATGCTAACCAGAAAACCATAGTTGAACACCTAAGAGCTATGGGTATGTCTGTATTCCACTTGCACGAAGTAGGCAAAGGCTGCCCAGATCTGTTGGCTGGAATAAATGGTCAGACCTATCTTATTGAAGTCAAGCGAGATGACAAGGCATCATTCACACCAGCGCAGCTAGAGTTCCAAAGGACTTGGAAGGGTGCGCCAGTTATAAGAATAAATAATCCACAAGAAGCTATTGATTTTGTAAAAAATATGGTTTAATCTGATTACTGGCTAGGTTCGCTACCGAAAAGTGGACTCCTTCACCCACCTGCCAGTACCTTATCTGTGAAGGCTTTTGAAGGAAAGCTATGTATTACTACAAATTCAATATTGCAGACTGGCATCTCGCAACAAGTCATCTAAGCCTAGAAGAAGAAGCTATTTATTTTAGGCTCATAAATTATTATTACGACACAGAACAAGCTATCCCAGAAGAAACCCAGTCGGTTATCAGGCGGTTAAGACTCGGTTCTTACTCGGAAATTGTTGGGATTATTCTCAAAGAATTTTTTACTTTGGAATCAGATGGATGGCATCATAAGCGGTGTGATGATGAAATTTCTCAGTACCATGACAAAGCAGAAGTCAATCAGGTAAACGGTAAGAAGGGTGGTAGACCTAAGAAAACCCAAACGGTTTCCAAAGATAACCCAGACATAACCTTAACCAAGAACCATAAACCATTAACCATAAACCATAGTATAGATGTCGCTAAAGCTCCCAAAGCCAAAAGATTGTCTTTAGAAGAACTGCCAAAAGAATGGGATGATTTTTGCAAGAAGGAAAGACCAGACCTAAAACCTTTGAATGTCTGGAATCAGTTTAGAGACTACTGGATCGCTCAAGGTGGACAGAAGGGTACTAAGCTGGACTGGTTCGCAACTTGGAGAAACTGGGTTAGAAGCCAGAGAGTAGAATCTGTAAGAACAATTGATAAGCCTACAATCCAATGGCATCAGACTTTAGGTGGTGTTATGGCAAAAGGTAAGGAGCTAGGCATTGAACCAAAAGCAGGTGAAACAGAAGGGCAGTACCGACAAAGACTTATTTCAGCAGGAGCATAGGAAACAATGCGAGGCTAGATTTGCTCTCAATATGCCTTTGCAAGCCAGAAGATTGTATCTGGCTAATGTTGAAAGCAAGAGAGGAAAACCAGCTAGACTTGAACTTGAATCGGAGATGATTACACAATGGACAAAGAACAAATCAACCAAAGCATGACAACTATAGACCCTAACAAGGCCGTTAGTTTCATCATTGAAAATGCACCAAAGTATGCCGAGGCTAAAAGCCAAAGGGTATACCTAGAGAACTTCTTGAAGGTAAAGAAGGCTGATTTAGTAATCAAGTGCAATGAAAGCACAATCACCAGAGCAGAGCATTATGCCTTGGCTCATCCTGATTACTTGGTTATTGTTGAAGGAATCAAGGTAGCCATGCTTGAAGAAGAAAAGCTCAAATACTTCCTAGAGGCTGCCAAGCTAAGAGCTGAAATCTGGCGCACTACAGAGGCATCTAACAGAAATCAGGACAGAGCTACAAGATGAACGGTAATAACTCCTACTCTCAGAGAAACTCTGGAAGAAATCTAGGTGAGGAGTTGTTTGAGCAATACTGTGAAAGTAAACAGGTATTTTTTAGAAGGCTTGGCTTTGATGAAAAAAAAGATCCTATTCCTAATTTTTATACCATTAGTCCTCTTGTTAGGAATCTTCCTGACTATATCGTTTGTAGTAACAAAGGCACAAGACTGGTTAGTGTCAAAGGTACTGCGAATATCAAAGCATCTGAAGTAGCCATGATTCCTCAGTTTTTAGAGTGGTATAACAGCAGAGAATGTCCTTTATGGTATGCCTTCTGCTTTTCTGGACAAAATACTCCTACCTTCAGAACACCTGACCAAGTGATTACATTGTACCAACAAGGGGTAGATAAGCAATGGAATGATGGTAAGATTTACAGGACATTAGAATTATGAAAGTTGAAATAGGTAATGCAACCCTGTATTTAGGGGATTGTGCTGAAATATTGCCAACACTAGGCCAATTTGATGCAGTTGTTACTGATCCACCTTATGGAATTGGAGAATCAAAGGGTCGCAATAAATCAAGAAGTAAATTAGCAATTGCTAAAGATTATGGTGATGATGATTGGGATAATGAACCAATAACAAAAGAATCTGTTGATTTATTAAGAAATATTAGCAAATGGCAAATAATATTTGGTGGTAATTATTTTGAGTTGCCACCTACAAAATGTTGGCTTATTTGGGATAAAGAAAATGGTCAAAATGATTTTGCTGATGCAGAATTAGCTTGGACTAATTTAGATAAAGCGGTAAGACTTAAAAGGTATATGTGGAATGGGATGTTAAGAGCTAACAAAGAACCTAGAGGTGACCATCCTACTCAAAAGCCTGTTGGCATTATGGAATGGGTAATTAGTCATTTACCTAATGATGTAGATACTATAATTGACCCTTATATGGGTTCTGGAACAACTGGTGTAGCTTGTGTAAATATGAAAAAACAGTTTATTGGCATTGAAAGAGAGCAAAAATATTTTGATATTGCTTGTAAACGAATAGAAGATGCACAAAGACAGGTAACATTATTTTGACTAGAGAACAAAGGAAGCACTATGACAGAGTTGCCAGACTTGGGTGCATATTATGTAGACATCTCGAACTTGGAGAAACCCCTTGTGAAATCCATCATATTAGACGAGCAGGGAAAAGAGACACAGCACCAGTTATCGGACTATGCCCATTCCACCATAGATTTGAGGGGGTTCATGGACTTGGTAGAAAAGCATTTGAAAAAAAGTATGGATTGACCGAAGAAGATTTGTTAGCACAAACAGAGGAATTATTATGCAAGCAATAGTCATAGCAACTAAAACAGGAAGATGCCTACCTGTCCTACTAGAGTCCATTAACCAGTATGTACCAGATGATGTTGTTATCTACACAGCAGGTTATGACCATATTCTGCCAAACCACCGAACAATCACACTACCCAATGACTTTGATAACTTTGGTGACTCCTACAATGCTGTAGTGGCAGAGGCATTTAAAGAGCATGATGAAATCATTGTGGCTAATGACGATATTGCTTTAACTCCACACTCCTACTTGTTGCTAGATCAGGATGTCAAAAGACTCAAAGACCACTTATCTAGGATTGATGCTAGTCCCAAATTGGGATGGGTAGCAAGTCGCTCAGACTATGTTAGAGAAGCCCAAAATATCAGGTTTGGTACAGAAAGGCATGGAGACAAATACAAAGAAGAATATTGCATCAATGAGGTAGAAGTTATCTCTCCATTGTTTGCCTATATCTCTAAGGATGCTTGGGTAGATTTCAAACCTATTAATTGGTATAGTGACGATATTCAATGCTTAGAAATGTTATCAATGGGATACCAAAATTTTATATCTAGAAGCTATGTCCACCATGTTGGATCACAGACTATAGGCATGGATAATAATAAAAACCATTTAGAAGCAAAGGCTTGGATAGATAGCAATATGCCAGAATTTAGCAAGGAGTTCTTTAAGTGAATATCCATGAGAGATTACTCAACTGGTCATACTATGTAACACTATGGCTAGAAGATCCATCTCCAAAGCAGCCTTCTACCTGTCGCTCTTTTGAAAAGAACTACACTCCAGAGCTAGGCAATGTCATGGAAGAAGATTACCCTGATATGCCGAGTATTGACTGGAAGGATGGTGAGATAGTAGAGTCTTGTATGAAAGACCTTCCAGAACACCATAGAAGGGCTTTAAAGGCATTTTATGTAAGCCACCCATACCAGAGTAACCATTCTATCGCTAACTACCTTAGAATCAATGTAAAGAAATTAGAGAATGACCTACAAGAAGCCAGAACAAGAATTAACAAAGAGCTTAACAGGAAGCTATCAGGAGACAAGGCTGTGCGATAACTGTCGAATCAAGAAGCCGAAGCACACAGGGTATATGCAGAAGTTCAACAATGGTTTAAACCAAAGATGGATTTGTAGGGATTGCAAAGAAAAAGTTGTTGATTCTTAAAAAATAGTATAAACTTTCGGTGGGGAAGTGTTTTTTATACTTTCTTGATTTTTTTCATTTATCTCCTTCACAGAGACTTTAGCCCTAGAAATAGGGCTTTTTTTTAGGAATTTTCATGGACAAGACAACAATCATGGTCGGCTTACTTGGTGAGAAGCCTAAGATGGCTGAGAAAAAAGAGGGTGGACTTCTTGAGAGTGATGTATCTTCTTGTCCATTGGCAACACAAGACAAAGTAATTAACGATGGTAACAAGCGCAAAGCGGTAGTGGTCGCTAACTACACAGACAAGCCAGTAGCTAAGTGTATGGACTGTGAGTATTTCTGTCCTTCTAAAGATATGCCTACTTGTGGCATGGGTAAAGGCATGGGATTCTGCGAGAAGTTCGAGTTTACTTGCTCAGAGAAGAATGGCTGTGATGAGTTTGAAGTAGCTACAGAAGAAGATGAAATGGAAGAAGATTATGAAGAATAGTCTCTATGGCAATATCCATGCAAAGCGCAAGAGAATCGCTGAAGGATCTGGCGAAAAGATGAACAAGGTAGGCAGTAAGGCTGCTCCTAGTGCTAAAGACTTCAAGGCTGCTGCAAAGACAGCCAAACCATACAAGGCTAAAAAATGAATAAGACTCAAAAGAAAATTGGCAAAGTAATGGGTGAATACAAAGAGGGCAAACTAAAGTCTAGCTCTGGCAAAAAGGTTAAATCTAAAGACCAAGCTCTAGCAATTGCCTTGAGTGAAGCATCTAAGATGGCTCGCTACAAGAAATGAAAGTAAGAGAAGCTGCAAAGATTCTTGAGAGAATCGGTGTAGATGGCTATAACAAGCCAAAAAGAACACCAAATCATCCTACTAAAAGCCATGTAGTAGTGGCAAAAGAAGGTGATAAGACCAAGACAATCCGCTTTGGTCAGCAAGGAGTATCAGGATCACCAGCTAAGAAAGGTGAGTCCGAGGCTGATAAGGCAAGAAGAAAGTCATTCAAGGCTCGTCATGCTAAGAATATAGCGAAGGGTAAACTTTCTGCTGCCTATTGGGCTGACAGAGAAAAGTGGTGAAAAATCAATAACTTATGTTAGTAGTTCAACTAAAGAACCTACAAGCACAATGGGATAGTCTGGCAGAGAAAGATTTATTTTTAAGCCAGTTATACCCATACTTACTAGAATTAGCAGATGATCTGAATACAGACGATATACAGTTCATAGGCAACAGACAGACACTACACTAATGGCTCATCAACAACAATTTGACTTTGTTAAGACTTGCCAGAAAAAGTACCCTAATGCTTTTTCACAGGCAAAAGTCTTAGAAGTCGGTAGCTTAGACATCAATGGCTCGGTAAGACAGTTCTTTACAGACTGCGACTATCTAGGCATAGATGTAGGGGAAGGCAAGGGAGTAGACCTAGTATGCCAAGGGCAAGAGTTCCAAGGAAAAGCCAATAGTTTCGATACAGCAATATCTTGTGAGTGTTTTGAGCATAATCCTTACTGGATAGCGACATTTGAGAATATGCACAGGGTAGTAAAGCAAGGTGGATTAGTAGTCATGTCATGCGCCACTACTGGCAGACCAGAGCATGGGACAAAGAGAACAAGTCCAGAAGATGCTCCTCTAGTAGAGTGGGATTACTACAAGAACCTGACAGAAGCAGATTTTAAGGAAAAGTTTGATTTAGATAAAATGTTCTCAAAGTATGAGTTCTCTACTAACAGTCAGACTCATGATCTATATTTTTATGGGGTAAAGAAATAATGGCACAAGGACTTCTAGGCGGTGTATTACCTGCCATCTACTCTGGAGCAGACCAGCTCAAGAGGGGAGTCTATGGTCTTTTGACTAACCCACAAGAACAAGCTGAAAGAGCTGCACAAAGTCTATTGCAAAGCAGAGCAGATAGACAGGCTCTAATGGCTCAGACCTTTGCTAATCCTGAGAGACCATTCCAAGTAACAGACCAAGCTGGATTAGCTCAGTTAGGTGACCAAGTTATGTCTGGTGAGCTAGGGTTTGCTCCTGCTGGTATTGTTAGCCCAGTTGTTGCAAGAGCTATCAATATGCCAGTTAGCTTACCTACAGATGAAGTATTCCAAAAAGCTGTAGCAAATACACCTAATGCACAGATTACAGATGAGGGCTTGCTCCTAAATGTAATGAGAAAGCAAAAACCACAACAGGCTATGACAGAATCAGTCAGGGGTGGAGTGTTCTACCTTCCAGAAGGTGCTTCTCAGATGAAGCATTATGGCGGTACTGGTTACTATGGTGGTACTGAAAAGATTGCAGGAGAAACCCTGTATAAAAACCCATTATTTGTAAAAGGTGCTACAGGCGGTAAAGCTCCAGAAGCAGCCTATGAGCAATTGGCAGGTAAAGAAGGTTTTAAACAGATGCAAGATGATGTCCAGAGTATTATTTCTGGATATAACTCAGGAAGCATGAAAACAGTTGTAGATGGAGTAGCCACAGAAAGTCCAGTTGCATCAAGAATCATGCGACTTGGTGGTGATCCTGAGAAGTTTATTGAGAGTATGCAGCCAAAGCTAAATGCTCAAAAACAAGCCCTTGAGAAAGCAAGTAAACAAGAAGTTTTACCTGATATAACTGAGTATGACCTTGCTAAGATGGATTTAGATGCAACCTTGAAAATGATTGACGAAGCAAAGTCTTATGTAGGCAAAAAGATAGGTAGCAGAAACACCACAATTGTTGATGTTGAAAACTTTTTAGATAAATATGCTCCAGACCTATCTGGTTATGGAAACTACATTATTGATAACAGTAAGCAAGGCAATCAGCTTAAATATGCTTTACAAGAGGCAGCAGTAGCTCAAAAGGTAAGAGACTCTGGATTTGACTCAGTAATTGGTCAATCTAAGAAGAAGGGTGAGCCAACAATATCAGAGATATTTGATGTTAGAGAATCTCACTATCCTAATGCTTATGGAGACTTTCAATTAATGCCTAAGTTTGAAGGTTTGCTAGATTAGTAAAACTGTTGTATATTTGCAACATCATCAACCAATAACCGTTTGGATTGGAATGGAAAACAGTAGCGAAAACAACAATCTAGGATTCGAATCGAATGGTTCGAAGGGTGGACAGCCGAACAATACAAATGCCAAGAAGGGCAGATTGTTCTTTGACCAGTTAAGGAAAGAGCTAGTCCAAGAAGATGCAATCAAATTAAGAATGATTGCTAGGAAGCTAGTCGAGGCTGCTCAAGATGGAGAGCCTTGGGCTGTAAAAGAAATCATGGATCGAGTGGATGGTAAAGCTATTCAAGTTACAGAGATGTCTGGCTTGGATGGTGGAGCAATCGAAACAGTAACTAGCATCAATATCAATTTAAAGAAGCCTGAATGAGTGAACTCAATCTAGAGTTACCAGAGAAGATGAGCTTCTTGTTTGAGCCACACAGATATAAGGTGGCTTATGGTGGTCGAGGTTCTGGTAAGTCTTGGGGTGCTGCCATAGCTTTATTAGCTTTGGGCGCACAGAAGCCATTAAGAATACTATGCGCTCGAGAGTTTCAGAACTCTATCAGCGACTCAGTTCATGCCTTGTTAGCAGACCAGATTAGAAAGCTCAATCTAGAGTCATTCTATGAGGTACAGAACACAGCTATCTATGGCAAGAATGGTACAGAGTTCTTGTTCGCAGGTCTGAAGCACAATGTCACAAAGATTAAGTCTTTTGAGGGTGTGGATGTCTGTTGGGTAGAAGAAGCACAGACTACTTCTAAGTCTAGT